TCGCTGTGCCGGTATTGTCTGCACTTGAGTCCGGAGTGATCGAGTTGAACGTCAGTGTCGCGGAGCCACCCGTGGTGCCTGAAGCGTTCGGTGCACTCGGGTCCGAGAACGTCAGCTCCGCAAGGAGAGTCGTTACTGCGCCACCTGTAGACGGGCGCGTCCCGCTGTAGATGCGGAATAGGCCCGCTCCGGCTCCAGCGTCGATTGCGTCACGGATCTGGTTGAGCATGTTTGCGCGGATTGTTCCCGCGAGAGAAAGTTGTTGCGGCATCTATACCCTCTTCCAAGTCGTGTGGCCACCGTACCCGATGCTTTCTCCCTCGTTCAGAATGACCCCTTGAGCCTTCAGTAGCCCACGGATTTCGTCTACGCGGGCGAAGTCGAGCGACTTCCGTGCGAGGTCGAAGGTGGCTACCAAGTTGTCGACCTCGTCATCCGTGTACCGATGCAGCGGCTCCGTGCGGCGATACTTCTCCATCCGCGTCAGAACCCACCGCTGCGCAGCCTCGTCAGCCTCGTCACGAGTTTGTGCGGACCCGGTGCTCTCATCCAGCAGGTGGCGCGGCTTCGGCGACTCCTCCCACAGCTTCTGGATGAGCTTCAGGCGCGCCCCCCGTTGCTCCTCCGTCGCGCCAGCAGGCAAGTCGGGCGGGTACGCTGGCCACGGGACGTCGGGGCGCACACTCGTTATGACCCCGCCGTGCTCCCACGATACCGGGTCGTACGAGAGAATCTTGGCCGACCACCTGTAGGGGTCACCTTCGGTGACGACGATCTCCCAGTAGGCGGAGTAGTCGTTCTTGGGGTAGTCCCACACTTTGATGAGGCTGACTTTCTTCGGACGCTTCATTCTTCGTCTCCGAACATTTTCGACACAGTCTCGCGAGCTTTGGCGATCTTCGACTGGATGTCCGCAAGCTCCGCCTTCTTCTCCTCGACCTTCTTCTCAAGGTCGCTCAATTCTGACTTCATCTGAGCGATCTCGCCCCTCGTTGCCTCCACCGTCTCGCGTGACGCCTTCGCAATCGATTCGGCCCTCGCGTTAGCGTTCGAGATGATTTCGTCAGCCCTCCGGTTAGCTTCAGATACCTTTGCGTCGCACGCAGCCCTCGTCGACTCAAGCAACTCGGTCGACTCACGTTGCGCGTCACGGAGAGCACTCTCGGCCTTAGCCGTCTCCTCCGCGACTCTCCGCTTGATGTTCTGGAACTCGGCCAACGCAACCTCCTTCTGTTGACCGAGTTCCGCGATTGCGGCCTTCAGTTCGTTGACGTGATCCTCGTGGGCACCAATCGTGCGGATGACCTCCGCCGCCTCATTGACGTCACGAAGGATGCGCGCAAGCTGCTCTAGGCTCGCAAGCGACCGGTGGTAGTTTTCAGTAGCCATTTAGACCTCCTTGCCGCCGCGTCCACGACGCAGGAACATGGTCACGTTGATAGACGAACTGACGCCGCCTGAAATTGCTGGCCGCTGGTACAGGACAGCCTCAAGCACCTGCTTGATACCTGCGGCCGTGAGACCAATCGCCACACCTTGTGGGTCACTCAGGTTCGCAAAGTTCGTCCCGTCGTTGCTCCCCTGCAGATTCACCGTCGCGCCACCGAACGTCCCGGAGACTTGGATGCTGCGGTCCGAGTAGTCCGCAAACTCGGTTGGGACGGGTTGGAATGTGTCGCCATTGGTGGCCCCAGTCCACGTAACGACGACCGAGTTGTTGCTGATGCGGCTCACCGCCGCAGAAATGACTGCCATCTACTTCTCCCTCAGATGCCTGTGCCCAAGCGGGCCTTGATATCGAGCTCCCTCTGCTGCATACGCTCCTCGTGCCGCTGCTGCAGAAGGAGTTCCGTCATCCTCGCCTTCACGTCCTCAAGCTTCATCTTGTTTTCGTTCGCATACTTGATCACCTCAAGTTGATACTGAAGGTTCATCTTCTGCATGTCAGCCTGACGCTCACGCTCCGCATCCTGCATCGACGCCTGCAGCTTGGCGCTATCAAGTTGCGCCTTGATCTGCGCGACGGCCACCTTCGGGTCCTGCGGCTGCTGCTGCGGCTGCTGCATCTTCTGGATGATCTGTGTCGCCTCATCTTCTCCGACGAGGATGCTCTTGGAGTCGATCTGGTTCATCTCGTAGACAGACTTGAGCCAGTCGTACCCCTCGTTCCTGTGGAACTTTGCAAGAGTCGGGTGCAACACGTATGTTGCAATCTGCAGCAGCATCTGCTTCTGCATGTCGCGCTGTATGAGTGCCGACGACCCGCGAGCGTCGATCTGGAAGTCTCCCTTGATCGAGTCGTCATCGTTGTACTGCATGTTCCAGTCGTAGAAGCGCGAGATCATGGTGTCCGTGATGCAGTCGTCGATTGTCTTCACGACTCTGCGGAGCACCGTGTTGGCGTTGTTGTGCAGCAGAGTCAGTGACCCGACCTGATCTGGCGCGCGCCCCTGGTTGCCCTCAAGGAGGGACGGCAGACTCGACTCATCCTCAGCGAACTGCAGCGCCCTCTCGATGATCGCCTGAATCTCGCTCTGGCGCGTATCGAACTGGTACGTCTTGAATGCGTGCCCAACGTCGACGACTCCATCCTTCGAGAACCAGAGCTTCGATCCAGTGATGGCCCAAGACTTGTCCGCAGGCTCGATCAACTTTCGGTTGATGACGATCTGTCCGCCGGATGACAGTGCAGCGTTGTCCATCATCATCCGCCACCCGGCCGTCACGACCTTCGCCGGGTTACGCAGGATGTACGGGATGCCGACACCGAACATCTGGCCATCGATCCGCTCATATTGCGCCACCGAGTACGGAATGTCGCCAGAGTCGAGAGGATTAAGGTACGCCTTGATGGGGCGACCGTTGCAGATGAAGACGCACCCGCTGACTGCATCCTGACGCTCCCCATCACTTTGGCACACGCACCCTTCGACGCCTGCCGCCTCAAGGTCACCCTTGGTGAATTCTCCGTGGACGATGTACACCTCGAAGATGGCGTCATCTGGCGTCACGTACTCACCCGGCACGATGCGGTCGATGTTTCCTCTGCGGCCCTTGTGCCCCCTAGATGACTTTGGGCCCTCGTTCAAGCACTCGTTGATTTGGCTCGCAATGTATCCGTTCTGTCCGCGCAACTCACGGAGAGTCTTCGCATTGAACTCTTCGACCTCTACGACGTAGCGTGCGCGCTCGATTTCTCCACCTGCAGCCGGGTCCGGGTAGAAGTTCCACGGACTCACGCGGGTCACCGCTGGCGCATATTTCTCCTCGATCTGTAGAGCCCAACCGTTCGGCAGCTTCGTCCAACTTTTGCTGACGTACCGCTTCACGAATGGTCCCCGCAGGATCATCGTGCCTAGGACACAGAAGTCCCAGATTCCTTTGCGGAACTCCGCGTTGTAGTTGCATTCGACGAGTTGGTCCTCGATTGCGCGCTCCATCCGCTTCGCCCGCTCCGCCGCCTCCTCGATGGCATGCTTGGCGGCGTCTGCCGCCGTCATCTCTGTGCCGTCCGGCTTCATGATCGGCTGCCCACCGGCAGTCAGCACCGTATCTCGACCCTTGAGCAGGTCGGACGACAACTCTGGGTTAGGAGTCGGGCGGATGGAGAAGTTTTTGTCGTCCGTCGGCAGCATCATCTCCGAGATGCGCGATATTGCCGCATTAGTCTTTGGGCGCGTGATGTTGACCGAGATGCGGCTGCGTGTAGGCCGCTCACCGGTAACCCCCGCCTCAGTCGCGCCCTCCTGCGCAACCTCCGTCATCGACCTGTACGTCTGCTGCGTGATCTCGGAGCCATAGTACTGCCGAAGGTCCTCGATCCAGCGCCCCTCGATGCCGCTTGAGCCGCGTGCGGCGATGGCCTCATCGATCATCTTCTGGACCGCTACGCCGAACGCTTCGAGTCTGTCAAGATTCTCGGTGTCGCCGCTATCTGTCGGAAAGTCTTCTTCGTACATCAGTAGCCAACGACCTCATCAAATGGTTTGAATGGGGCGACAGCTGGGGCACCCCTCTCTTTCTTGCGCACCGGCTCCGCGAACGTCAAGGCCAACGCGTCAGCGATGTCGGGCGACTTCTCGTCCCGCTTCCGCATGTTCTCCTTCGACTCGATCCGCAGCCGCCCAGAGCTGTCGTACGTGTACCATGGGGCGGTCAGGTCGGCCAAAATCTCGTCCGACTGCGGCAGCGAACACGGGAACTCTTCGAGCCACCGCTTCAGGTTGCCCCACATCTCTGCGCGCCTGTTGACATACTTGTCACTCTCGATTGCTGTCTCTGCAGCGTTCACCGGGAAAATGACGTTCTTGGCCTCATCATCTTGTGCGCCGTACCCGAGCTCACACAACCTGTCGTATACGCCTGAGCCGATTCCGATGACGTCGATAAACACCGCATCAGGATTGTGCGCCTCGATGAATCTGGCCACGATGCCTGCGACCTCCATCGTGCTCCTCTTCGCGTACGTCCTGAACGCGCGCACCTTGCGGCCTTGGCGAACCACGATTGCGGTGCGGTCGTCACCGTACCTCGCTGGATCAACTCCGACAACCATCGGGCCAGAGGGCACCAGCATCTGCATCGCTTGCGCACGTACGACCAAGCTGCCTGGAATGAATGAGTCGCGCGCGTCAGATACGAACGCTTCCTGCCAGTTGCACGGGTACTCCGCGTGGAACCGGTTGACGTCGCCATCGAAGTCGTTCGCGATCTTCCATCGCCTCCAGACTAGGTGCTCATCAGTCAGACCATTGTCGCCATACACCTCGACAAGCTGATCCTCATCTGGCGACCGCACCCACCCGTCAGGCACAGGCAGCGTGTACTCAGTCTGCCAGAACCACGGGACGAAGATCGGCAAGTAGTCGCTCGATCCTGTGATCGCACCCTTCCACCGCCGATAGAAATCGTTGTTTACTCCGTTCGCCGTCGACTCGACGATCACCTCGGTATTGGGCAACAGAGGCACAGTCTGACCGAGTCCAGCCCAGTGCGCCTCGGGCGTCGGCCAGTAGGCGTACTCTGAGGCGTGCAGATATTGAGCCGTCCCAGACCGACCCGTCTCTTTCGTTCCAGCCGTCGCAACTTCGTATCTGCTGTCGAGGACGTCGAACCACAACTCCTTCGCGTTCGCCGCCCCAGTCGACGGACGGAACTCCGGCGGCGTGTTCTCATGGAACCTGAGTGCCATCGCGTATAGGTTGTCGCTCGCGCGCTGCTCGTGCGCCACTACGTATGCCTTGGCTCCCGCGCGGTGTTTCAACCGCCAGTTGAGTCGGCCTTGAATGTAGGTTGAGATGCCCTGCTGCCGCCCCTTCAGGATGATCGCACGCACCCAACCCTTTTCCTTCAGTTGACGCTCGATCAACTCGTGGACATGTATCTGTGCGCGGTTGAACCTGAACGGAACGAGTTCGCTGTTCTTCGAGAGGACTCGCTGGAACACGTAGGCATAGAAGCGGTAGTCCTTGGCTCCCCTGCCCACGACGTCAGCCGCGTCCAATGTCACACGCTCAGTCGTCCCGATTCCGTCCATCGCTCACCAGACAGATTCGTTCACGCTTCATCTTGTACCTGACAGTAACGTCGCCACGGATCACGCGTACAACATATAGCCCGTCCTCGTACTCGTCATACCACGGGTTGTGTATCACGTCCCCGACCACGATTCCTGCGCGTTGAGCGGGGCCACCTGGCGACACCTCGATCACTCTGCCGCTCCACCCGAATTTGACTCCGACACCGAGGTAGCTATCCTCGCACGCTAAACCGTTGCCGTCGGCTGCAGCGAAGTTCAAGTCGGTACCATCGATCAACGCAACCTGCTGCGTCTGCTTCTTCTTCTGCTCCACCTCACCAGGCTGCCACAGGAGCGCCAAGATCAACGCTCCGTGTAACACAACGGAGGCCGCGAGCCACGCTAAACGCACAGCGCCCACCACAGCATCAGAAGAACGAATGCCGCGAGGGCAACGGTAACTGCAGTCGGAAGACGACTCCGACGCCTCAGGGGCGCATCGAATAGGTCATTCACCAGATTCACTCTGGCGACGCCAGCGTGGACTGCGTCAATTCCTCGTCGTACTGCTCTGCGAGTAGCCGCCATTTGGACTCCCACTCATTTTCTGCACCGCTGTCATCCAAGCCATATGTCTTACGTTCTAGCGGCACCAGTTTCGCAAGTACGTTTGCAAGTTTGTCCACCGCGCCGATGCGCACCTGCATCGTTGCCGCCTCTATGGCCGCCCTTACTTCATCCTGATCCAAGCCTGCTTCCGCCCCGATCTGGATCAGCCGCTCCCTCGTCAAACCCTTCCGCTTCGCGACCGACAGACTCATGAGTTCGTTGACGAGTGTCGTCCAAATTTCCCTCAGTTGCAGCATCGACGACTTGTGGCGCTCGACTACGTCTGCCCCAACTTCGGCGGCGGCTTCGACTGCGCTCTTCGCGAAGCCGGTTGCACTCTCAAGCCTCTTGTTGTACTCCCGCTCGATCACTTTGGCGCGGGTAGCTAGCCTCACAGAATCAGTCAGGTCCCGCGTGATGCCGTGCTTACGCATGTGGCGCGAGATGTTGGTGGCCGAGACGCCGTATTTGACTTCGAGGGCGGCGAGCGTCAGCCTCCCCATCCGGTACTCGACTTCGATGGGGTCCCAGTCGATTGGCCGACGACCGGGTCTATGTTTCGGTTTCTGTTGCGTCATTCACTTTTCCAAGTTCCGCCGCCAACTTGCGGAGAATTTCACCTCTCACCGAACCGGCGTGCACGGTGAATACGGCTCCGCCGCTACTTGGTGACTCGATCTGGAGCCTGATTTCTCCGGCTACCGTCTCCTCTACGATTACCCTCCAGCCGCTTGGCAGCATCCCTCTCCCTCTCAGCCTTGTACGCTGCAGCGTGCGCCTCGTACTTCGACCAGAACTGGGGCCAAAGCGGCCACCGCTCTGGAACAGACGTTGAGACTGCCGCCGCAAGAATGATCTCGACCACTCCACCCTCACTGTTACATGTCATACCGTTACATGTCTTGACTTTTCTGCCGCGTTGCGATAGATTCCAGACCGCTGGCAGGCGGTCTGCCAACCGCGCCCAGGGTCCAGGGGCTGGAGGCTAGGATGAAACGGATAATCAGCCGCGAGGAATACTTGTCGATCATCGAGAACTCGGTCATCACATCGAAGCCGCTTCCCGCAAATGCACGCTTCGCGAAGGCGTGCTACGAACAGAACACCGTGGAAGAGCTTCTGGTCGCACTCAGTTCTCCGGCAGACTCGGATGACTGCAAGGAGTGTGGTATCACCCCATCCGAGTGGAGGCAGGCTATCGTCGATGCCTTGGCGGCCAAATCGTACGACTACTGCAACCCCTGAGGCGTCACCACCGCACTGCCTAGCCCGCCAATCGGCGGGCTTTTTTTGCCTAGACGGACTTCTTCGGGTCCGTTGTTTCGTTTGCCTTTCCAATCGCTCCGCAGATCGCTTCGGCCACCCTCTCGTCTGGGCTCCCGGGTTGCGCGACAATGACTGCCGCGACTTCGTCTTTCCCGTACTCCGTCAGGTACATGACGTGCGGCTTCTGGCCGCAACCTGCGCGCCCAGTGACATAGACTGTGACCGGGAGCTTCTTGCCGTCCTTCCACAGCAGCACCGCGTTGGCACCATATGCTGTATCTCCGTCCGGCAGAGGCACAACCCGCAGTGTCCGCAGATTGACGGTTGCCGTGCCCTTGTCGAACTCGACAGTGACTTCCTCGGAGTACGCAAGGACCGAGAACGTTGAAACCAAAAACACGAACAACGCACCGACCTGCTGGACCAATTTCATTTGAGCCTCCATCCGACCTCTACCGCAACAACGCCGGACGCTCCGCCTAACGGAGGCACGGCCCTCACCGTCACCGACGCGCCGCCGACTCTGGCGCGACATAGGACACCGGCAGCAGGCATGACCGCCTTGTCTGGGTAGCCTGTCGCTGCGCCAGCGAATACGCCTACACTCGCGGGGCCGATCTTGATCGGCTCAAACTCCACGAGTGCGTACGTGCTGCCCCTTCCCCACGAGTTTCTGTAGACACCGACTTGCGAGTTCCCGAACCTGACGCCTACGCCCGGGTTCCGCTCGACGTAGTGCTCCCCGTCGCCCCTGAGTCTGTCGCCGTGCCTGCTCCCGAGATGCAGCACCAACTCGGACGCCGAAGCGCACAACGGTAACATCGCGGCAGCGGCAGCAAGAATCAGTCGGATCATCGGTTCAAGAAAACACTAGCAGAAGCGAAACGAACACGACCGCGAGCCAGAGGCCTCCGACAGCTTCCAAGTGGTCGTCGTAACTCATTGCGTGATGTCGGTGTACTTGATCACGCCGTCTAGGTACGACATCTCGAACCGCCACCCGTCGATGGTTTCGTTCAGGTCGTCGATCAGGTTACTCATGCACTCCTCGCACTTGCAGCAGTTCCGCAAGGCCAGACCAACCACCATCTCCACCTGATCTGCGGTCATCGCGCCGGTAGAAGCTTCCTGAGACGTAGTCATACAGATCGACCTCAATCCAACTGACTGGAACATCTGCGTTGTAGACCCCGATTAGAAATGGCGTCAGGGAAGCTACTTCCCTAGATGCGCAGTGAAACTTGGCTCCCCCGCACGAGTAAACATATACTGGTGATCCATTTTTCGTGGCTGCGTGCTTCACCGCCTCCGCGTAGTATCTAGTTGTCTCTGGGTTGATCCACATTTTTGCCGCCTAGGACTACGTCCTTCACATACTGCTGCAGCAGCCTCAGTCGCTCTTGGTCTTCGCGGCAGGCTCCGTAGTTTTCGACGACGGTTTCGGCAGCGTCCTTAGCTGGGACGGGGGCCGCATCAGGTCCGACGGGGGCGGAGGTATCGGGTTCACTACCAGTGGCTGCGGCGTCGTGGAGCACGCGCCAACCAGAAGGCAGATCGGGAGTATCAATCGGAACATAGACTTCAATCCTTTCCCTGATCACCGAAGTAACGGTTCTAATCTTCTCGACCTCAACCACCGTTGTCTTGGCCAACTCTGCAACGGCTTCAGAGTTCCGCGCGTACAGGATTGCCTCGGCCCTCTTCTCTTCAGCTTCCGCCTCGATGCGCGCCCTCTCGCGCGAGAGCCAAGCATTCCGCTCCTGCCATACGCCGAACGCTCGGCCACCGATAAACACCGACAGAGCAACCGCTGCGTACGTCAGGATTCTCATCCAGACTGTGACGCCGAGCGCTGGCAAAAATGGGATCATCCGAAAATTGCTTTCTTGAGCGCGGGGATCAAACCGTCTTCGGACGACGATACTCGATCAAGCAGGTGGCGAGCGTAACCCCATACTCCCCACGCAACTGCACCTACAAGGCCACCAGCAGGAAGAACAAGTTTCGCGGCGGGAATACCGAGGTAGCGCGAAGCAACTTCTGCCGCGAGTTCCGCGAACAGAAACCCTGAACCGATT